ATAGACGCGGATGTCGTATGGTTTCTCATAGAGTTGCTTTTTGTCCTCTCCATCAAAGACCAAATCCTCTGTCAAGGGTTCAAACTGCCCCATGCGCAGCCTCATATACTCGTCCACAGCCACGCTGATGATACGCAACTGTTCTTCCGAGATTTCAACGCAGTACTTCATTTTTTCTCTCCCTCATCGCCATCATGATAGCTAACGCCGAATAATGCCGGAATCAAAAAGAACCAAAGCGCCCTCAGATTTCCGGTGACGTGGATTGCGGTTGACACCGCCAACCCCACTGAAATCCACTCCGCTGCATAGATAAGCGCAACCCATTTCATTCCGGCACCTCCTGTTTGCCGTTGCCAAAACTCCGGGCAAATACCGCCCGTTGGATAAAGTCCGCATCCTCTGCAATAGACCGTACCGATGAATTATCAGAGCGGATTTCAAAGGAGCGGAGAATGAAGTGCTTCAAAGTGTCCAGACTGTAATCTGCGATCGACTTCCCGAAGAATGCGGTAAGGATTTCAATAATGGTTTCCTCATGCCGGGCGAACTCGCATCCATAGACTTTGTGTTCAGGAATAAAAGACACCCAGTAGGTAAACCGAGACTTATCGTGACCGGCTTTCAGTTCAAGGCAGCGGGTTTCGGTTTGCAAGTAGCGGACTGCTCTATCCGTTATCTGTTTTAGCTCCTTTTCTCCAATGGTGCAGCCGTCCGGGAAAAGTTCTTCCATGAATTGGAGAAAAAGTTGTTCGCCATTGGCACAATCGAACACGTCATGCCATGTGGCAGCCCATTCGGACATTGCTTCTCTTTTTTCAAAGAGAATTGTGCAGGCCAGTCTGACAAAGTTGGCCGGAGATTCAACCATGAAATGCAGTCGTTCCGTTGTCATATTCAGCCTCCATACACGCTTTTTTGCAAGCCTCACACTTTTTGTACGGCTGTTCAAGCCAGCAGTCGAACAGTAAACACTTCGGTTTTCTGTACTCCGGTGGAGCCTTGCGTCCGTGGGTTTGAGTACGAAACGTATGGTACTTGCACACCTCTTTGCCCCAAAAATCTCCGCCGAATTCGCAACTTTCACGACCCGGCGAAACCTCATGCTTAACTGTGATGGTTTTCATTTTTTCACCTCCGGCGGCTCCAGCAGCGGTGCCCACAGCTTCACATGCCCGTAGTGGCCATCCTCTGCACGGTGGCCATCCTCAATGTGCCACGTCCCGTTTTCGACCCAGCCTTTCATGGTGTGGCCGCTCTCGCAGCACACCCATACGATGTCGCTTATCACGGCGCAGTGCTTTTCGCCGGCGCATTCCCAGCTTTCTTCATGGGCGATTGGCGGGTTCTTGGCATCATGCCATGACATCTGGCGCACAAAGTCAACGACCATCTGGCTGGCCTCGTGCAGGGCTTTGGCAGCAGCGTCTTTGCCTTTGAAGCCGTTGTAATATTCAATCTCGGCCAGAGCGTCCAAATCCGTTGCCGGGTCGATGAGGCGGCAGGCTTCCTCAAGGGTCATTCGATGTACCTCCGCTTGTCCTTATCCCAGTGCAACGTGATGGGATTGCCGCACTTGCAGGGGATGGTGATTTCCAAATCCTCGATGTTGGTCTGGCCTTTGGCGTGCAGCCCGCAGCACCCACACTCAAACTCATAGTGGGCAAGCCCACGTTCAAGCGAGATCGTGGCCCCGCAGCGGCAGCCGATGGACATCTGCGAAACGTGGAGGTATGTACCGAACTCCTTACCGCAGCAGGGGCAGCGCAGCCGCAGCAGCCCCCGTGCGCCGACTTCCGGCGGGCGGTTATTCCTGTTCTTCCTCATGGGAGGCTCCTTTCTGTGTCTGGAAATGAATCACTTCACGGAAAAGCAATTCGTTTTTCTGCTCTGATTCGGCCATGAAGTTGATATACTCCCGGAACAGAGCACGGTCATGCTGCTGGCGGCTGGTTTCGCCCAGCAGCGCCCCGATGGACACGCCAACGGCCAGCAGCGCAATGTTGATGAAAAACTGGTCAGGCATCGGTATCACCCAGCACTTTCTCGATGAGGTCAAAGACCATTTCCCGGTCTTCGGTGCTCAGAAAGTCGGCAGCCACAATTTCAAATTTGAGGCGGTCTGCATATTCTTTTAAGTCGTCCATGGGTTACTCCTTTCCCAGTGCGGCGAGGATCTCGTTGCCCTTGTCCAGCAGTTCATCCCGCCGCTTTTTCTGCTCAGCCTCCAGCTTTTCCATTTCAGCCTGATACTTTTTCAGCGTTCCCGGCCGGAAATGCTTAGTCTGGCCCAGCTTGATTTTTGCGGCGATGGCCTTATGCCTCTGGATGGTCTGGCGCAGCTCGGTGTCCGTGGTCAGAATCTGGTAGCGATGGTGGCAGCCAGGGCAGGTGAAATACTGCACCATGTAGTCGCCGCTCCATGTGGCGCGGATGCCGGCGGTCTGGATGCTGAACGGCGTACCGCAGCGGTCACACTTTACAAGGTCGGTCATTCGCCATACTCCTTTCTGCACAGCTGGAACGCATTGCAGTGGTCATCGCAAGTTTTGCAGCACTTGTCGCATTCAGGGTGAGCAGCTTTGCACTTATCGCAGGGCGTGTCAGCCTGGCTGCCGGGGCCATACACCGCAAAAAGCTGGTGGGTGCCGTCTTGCAAAGCCTTTTCATCATCGGCCATTTCGTAGCCGAGGGCTGTCAGGAGCTCATAGGTACGATTGAGGGGGATGTTTTCGTTGTGCTTATACACGCTCTTGCCCGCTTCGCTGCTCCAGATGGTGCTCCAATAACCCGTGCGCTCGCCGTCCTGTGCATCAAAGGCCATTGCCAGTAGAACTTTTTCCGGCTCGGTATCATAGGCGTTGAACATTTTCAGTGTGTCTTCCAGTTCGGTGTCATCCTGAACCTGTTCGTCCAAGGCAACACCGAGCAGATGCAGCACATTTTCATCATCCCTTACTCGGCCGTACCCAGACAGCAGCGGTGTGGCGTATTCCATGATGGCCGAAAAATGCTTTTTGCACTCTGCCGGGGTCAGGTCTTTCACGAAGTCCCGGCGCAACTCATACATGAATTTGGTTGTGCTGGAGAACTGTTCGTGAGCAAGCTCGTCAGCAGCCCGTGCCGCTTCTCGTGCGGCGCTTTCCTCGTCCTCGACAGCTGCATCTCGCTTCTTGTAGAGGATAATGTCAGTTTTGCCAACCTCGAACACATATTCGACCTTACCGGCATCATCAGGTACGGTGAACTCGTCTTTGCAGTTCATTTTCCAGCTGCCCCAGCTTTTCACGTAGGAGTATTTCTGCCTGTCGGCATCATCTACTCGCCTTGCGAACTCCTGAAGTTTAGCAATGATGTCATCCCGGTAATGGTTCCACTTCTGCGTGTTCAGCGCATCCTGCATAGCCCGGTTGAAGTTCTGCGTGCCGAGGGTCTCCAATACCCGGTTTCGGGCTTCCAAGTCCTCGATTTTGTCCAGCTGGGCGAAGTCAGACAGGGTTGCACCGCGCTTTTCGGCTTTCTTGAAGCTGTCGTGGTTCAGTTCCAGCAGCTTGATACGCCGCCGAACGGTGGACTGTGAGAAGCCAGACTTGTCGGAGATCTGCTCCACGGTCTGCCCAAAGTCCATCATCATCTGGAAGCCCTGTGCCTGTTCATAGACCGTCAAATCGCTGCGCTGCATGTTCTCAATCATCATGGTCTGCATCTGCTCCCGCTCGTCCATCTCTACGATGGCGCAGGGCAGCTCGTACACCCCTGCCTGCTGCGCTGCCGCAGCCCGGCGGTGGCCGATGATGATAGTGTAGTCCTCGCTGGACCACACGGCCTTGGGTGTCCATGCTGCCGCTGCTGCGGCGGCATCCCCACCCTCGTCAACGCACTTCGCGATGTACTCCCGGCTGTTGAGGTAGTGGCCGGGGATTACGGTCAGGTTCTGGTACACACCATTTTCCTTGATGCTGGCTGCAAGTTCGGACAAATCTCCCAGTTCTTTGCGGGGGTTGTCGGGGTGAGGGTACAACTGCCGAATGGGGATGTAAGTAATGTCTGCCATAGGGATACTCCTTTCTTATTTCGGGTTAGAAAAACGTGAGTTGCCCGGTTTTGGTTTCGTTAAGAGGCTCGTTTTCCGGGGCTTTAGGCTCATTTTTGATAGATTTTTGCAAATTTGCGGGCTTAATATCGGATTTTTCGATTTTTGCCGGTTCGCCTTTCGGTTCAAACAGCAGGTTCATCTGCGCTATCTGGCGGCGCATATACCACACATCGGTTGAGAAAAGCGGCATATACCAGATACGGTTTTGTGGTCCTGCGGGCAGCAATCCGCGGCTGTCGTAGGCCGTTGCCGGATTTACAAGTGTGTCACCGATGACTACATATCCAGCGCAGCCCATGAAGCTGCACTGGATGTAGCACATCAGCCCAACGATAAAGTCAATGTCTTGGGCTATGACAAGGACTTTGTTGTGGTAGCAGATATTCCGTCTTTTGCAGACGTTCAAAAAGGCAAGCAGCGTGGCGCCAGCTCCACAGGCCGGGTCAGATACCGAGATAAAGCCCTCCATGTCCGGGTGCAGCTTCGGGTTAAACGTGATCTCGGCCATGCAGCGGCACACATCGTAGGGGGTGAAGAACTGCCCGGCGTGGTCATTGCCCAGCTCACACATCATGTACAAGGAGCCGAGGAAATCTTGGTCGGGGTTCTGTTCCATGCCCATGACCACCTCGGCCAGCATTTCGGCCATGCCGTCCCGCTCTTTGGCGGAGTATTTGGAAATGATGGTCTGATACATCTTGGTGCGCTCCGTGGCGTTTACCTTGTCCGTGCTGTTTGATATCTCAATAGCGGTCAGGGTGACGAAATCATCCCAAATCTCCCAGCGGCTATGTTTTCCGGTCAGGCCATTGAAGATTTTGAGGAAATTCTTCTGGTGGTCGTCCCGGATGCTGCGCGTTACTGCTGCCTTTGCCATGGATTATTCCTCCTCGCTGTCTGCCTTGGCGAGGTAGTAGCGGCCATCGTAGAAGTCAATCACGCCGGCCGTTTCCAGTTCATCCAGCAGGGCGATGGCCTTTTCTGCGGTCACACCCATCTGCTGTTCCAGCAGGGCCTGCGTGATGCCGTCGTTCTGCCGGGCAATCTCGGTGGCCTTTGCCAGCTCGTCCTCTGCGGGCGCTTCGGCCTCGGCATCGTCTGCATCATCGGTATCATCCTCGATTTCTTCCAGCTTTTCGGCATCCGGGGGCAGGTCGGGAGCCTTTTCCTCAGGCTCCTTTGCGGTGGTTTCAGGAATTTCCGGCATCTTCCCGCCGATGGCTTTCAGCCGGCCGCTCTCAATCAGCTCACGGAAGAAGAACTGGCAGTAGTAGGAGTGCATATTCTTGAAGATGTTCTTGATTTTGCCGAACAGGGCATCCTCAATGGTGAAGGTCTTGCTCATGCGGTAG